GTTCTGGGTCTTGGGTTATTTCTAACCAGCCAACAAAATAATTCCATATTCTATCTTCCAATATTAATCTGTACGGAACACCGTTTGGCCTATTGAATCTATGCAACCACTTAAATTTTGGCAAACAAATAGATCTACCACCATTTCTTCTAAATTTTTCGTGTATATATCCTTCTTCTCCACCAAAACCTTTAAAATTTTCATTGAAACCTAACCAATTTTTAGTTTCGCAAGAAAATACTCCTAAACCCATCATAGGTATATCAAATGGCTCGCCTAATTCATACGATTCTCTATTAGTTGCCCAAATTCCATACATATCTCCACGCCATACTGGGTCAAATTGGGTAGAATAACTTGTTTGATCGTCGTATAACATTGGTCCTTGTACTATATCTTTACAATCTGGATTTTTTTCGTAGTAATCTAATAGTGCTTCTAAACTACCTGGAGCAAGAAACACATGACAATCCATTGATATTGTATATTTGCTGTTTGAATTTGTAAATATTTCATTTCGTATTGCTGTGCTAGCTTTGTCTTTATATTCTATGTATCTAATTTTATTTTTCATCCATCCAGATAAATTTTTAACAGCTTTTCCATGCTGGCTTTCTGGGTGATTATCAATTATAAGAATTTCATAATCTATAGTTTTTAATATATCATGATATAAAGATAAAGCCTGTGTAGAAAAGTAAACTCCATCATAATCGTCGTATGTAGCCATTCCTATGGTCAATAATTTACTCATAAAATCTCCTTAACCGGGGGCAGAATAATAACCAATATCAAAGCCCGGCCTAGTACATTCTTTTAATGTTGCATCCATACCTTTGGCTTTTAAAGTATTCTCTATATGTATACACATATTATCATCGGTTCCAGGCCAGTTGTTTTTACAATAATGACACAATTTAGCACATTTCCAATTAGTTCTATCTTCAGAGATTGGTAATGGATGGTTGTTTTTTTGTATATCTTGAAAACGTTTTTTGAGCATTTTTAAGAAGTTTTTTTGGTCATTTTCATCAAAACACATAGAAAATGGACCACCATCTTTGATAAAAAATATGCTCATTATTGACTGTTTATATTCTGGAAATAGTTTAGATATAGCATAATTGTACAAAAGCAGCTGTGGGTCATTACAGAGTTTTTCATATGTCTTTTCTTCTCCTGTGGCCCAATCTAATCTTCTGCCAGTTTTCCAATCTATTACTTCTATAACTCCTTCTGAAGATTCTGTGACTAGATCTATTGTTCCTTTTATTGCTAATTGCCCCTTTATCTTTTTCCCGTTAACTTCATATTCGTAATGTGCCCAATCTTCATCAATAGGTATATCAAAATGAGGTTCAGCCGCAACAATCTTGCGATTTCTTGGGTCAAATTGACCATCGTTATATAATAATGTATCCCATACTAATTTAGTACAATCATTATTATCAGCTTTAGAAAAGTTATGCTTAGATCCATCAGTATAAAAATGAAAGCTTTTTTGTATTAGTTTTTCTACTAGGTTGTTTGTGTATAGTTCTGTTTTTTTAATTGTCACATTTCCAAGAGCATCATCATTAATTGTTAAATTTTGTTTTCGTGGAAAATCTTGGTTGCATTTTTTAAATCTAGCCAAACATTCCATTACTTTATGAACTATCGTTCCAAGTTCTGCCTTTTTGCCACTATCTGCTTGATGCCCCAGTACATATGTAATAAAATACTGCATCTGGCAGTATGCATAATTGTTATAACTAGATGATCTTATGTATGTAACTAGCATGTATTATCTCCAGAATGTATTGTTTTGTATATGTAAAATTAGATCATCTAATGTCATATCATAATTAGCTATAATATAATCAAAATTTGCCCAATCGTATATATGAGGATCTAGTGCGGATTCTGATTCTGATGTACTTTTAAATACATCTCTATTAAGCCTAATGACAATTCCGCCAAGATCTTTTATAGATTTTACTTCATTTGGAAATCTAACGTCTGGTATAATAGCAATTTGTGATTTTTCGTTTGTAATCTTACTTAGTGTAGCATTTATCCATGCGTCTTTATATATTTTTCTGATTATTTTAGTACCAAAGTATTCTAGAAAATCCCTATGACTCATTAATCCTTCTTTGTCTGAATCTGTTGGCATATATTCCCAATAAAAATTAGTTGATTTGTTTTTTTGTTGATCATTTCCATACACATTATTGGGATCAAATCCAAACAAATCTACACACATATTTTTTAAATAGTCTGCAAAGTGATATACTTTAATATAGGGCCATAACTCACGTTCTGCATAATTAACAAATGTTTCGTCTTTTCTTGTAACATCAAAGATTCCCCAACCATTTTTGCCAGCTGAATCTGTGGTTTTTACGTTTAGCATCCCATTGCTATCAATAAAGAAATCTTCTATCATATTCATACTTTTAAGAATATCGCCATTTATATAATTTGCAACTGTATTTTTACCAGATTGCTTTCTACCAGATATTCCTATAATCTTCATATTTTGATACCTTTTAATTGAGGAAATAAGATTTTTTTGATTTGATCTACGTTTAGTTCCCCAATATCTTTTGTTGGAATTTTTGGAAAACTTAGTTTATACATTCTATTGAGTTGTCTTTGTAGTTGTATTTTTGATTCCCTACCGGCTTGATCATTATCTAATAATACAACAATGTGAGTTACTGGCATTCTATTTATTTTAGTTTCTTGCTCTTTACTAAGAGTTCTTCCGAATACGCCAACAGCTTGTTTTATCCCAGATTCGTATAATCTCCATACATCGCTTTGTCCTTCTACTATGAATAAAGTTCCAGTTTCATTAACTGATTTAATAGCCCTATGATGATTATAGAGAAAATATCTTTTATCAAATCCTTTGGGATATAATAAAAACTTAGGAGTTTTATATTCTTTTATCGCTCTAGCAGTACATCCAATCAATTTAGTTCCATCGTCATTGTGTATTGGTATTATTGATCTATCATATAGTTTAGATGTTTTATCGCAACAATCTCCTACGCCAAAATGTTTTAATGTGCTTTTTTTAAAACCTCTTTGGATAAAATACTCTGAAGGCGTAATAATTTGTTCTGTTAATATTAGTTCTTTGTAATCATCTAAAACGTCATCTCTATGGCTAATTTTTTTAACAAGCTGAGTAAAGTCACTATCTTCTTCTGTCTTTTCTTTGTTATATGTAATTTTTCCAGTATTGACAAACTGATTACACCATTTTAGTACATCTGAGAAAGTAGCATCTATACCATTAGTTCTAGACAAATTGCCCTGTATAATACCGAACACATCGTTTTTATAGTTGTGTTGACAATCTCTGGTCCAACATTTCCATATACCTTTATTTTTAGAAAACGAGAAAGCTCTTGGGTTGTCACTTTCTTCATGAATAGGACAACAACAGTATATATTATCTCCAAGTACTTCATATTCTATACCGAGCTTTGATAGAATGTCTTCTATTCTATTGTTTAGCTCAATTTTCAAAGATTTCAAATTCATTTTCAATAGCTTGTTGTATTTTTATTTTTTCTATTCCAGTATCGTCAACTAATCCGGTATCACCAATAGGTTGATTCTTAAATTCATTTCTTGTTTTTAGTTCTTTTAGTTTAGCATGTGCTCCCTGCATTAACATATTGATATAATCTCCATCATCTAAACCAGCACCATGCCTAGATACAATTGGAACTAATTTTCTATTTCCAGCATTTGGGCCGTCTTCTGCTAATTCTTCTGGTGACTTTGCTTTAAATATGCTAAATGATGTACATAGCCAAATCAATCTATCTGAACCGCTAACAGCATCAGTGCTTTCCTTTGTTATGCCATCCCTGTTCAACTGTACAAATGACAAACATGGAATATCAAGTTTAACGCAGAGATTGTGTAAAGATGTAATTTGAAATCCTAACGCTTGATACTCTTGGATATTATTTGTAATAGAATTAGATGACATAAGTTTTAAATAGTCATAAATAATAACACAATCGTTTGTTTTACCATTTTCGTCTAGTTTTACTTCTTGTACAATCCATCTCTTTATTAGATTTAATATTTGTTCAAAAGGCTTTCCAGCAACACTGATATAACTATAAGGTATAGATGATATTTTATTGGTAGCATTCATTACCTTTTCATATTTTTCTTCATCATCAACGAATTTACCTGTTGCAATTTCATTTATAGGAACACCGCTAAGATTTGCAAGCAGTCTATTCAAATGATCTTCTTTACTCATCTCTGTGTCTAGCATTAGTACAGGAATACCTTGAGAAGATACATTTAACGCTACATTATCTGCAAACACAGACTTACCGACTTTTGGTCTAGCAGATACAAGATCAACACACTTGCGTCTTAATCCACCACCTATTGCTTCATCATATTTTGGAAAACCTGTTGGTATTCCGATTATATCGCATTTATTTTCAGATAAGAATGTAATGTAATCTTGTACATTGCTACCTATTTTTTCTGGATTTTCTCCACCATCATCTTCTCTTAAAAAGTCTGTTACTGGATTTTCTAGTATTTGTATAATTTCATTAATAGATTCTGATCCAGTTACTTCGTCCACATCCTTATGTATTTTAGCTGTAAGTTTTTTTATCTTACGTGCAAATTCAAACTTCTTTAATTGAATAGCAAAGCTAAACACATTATCTTTGTTGATTGGGAAGTCCATCAACGATTTAACATACTTTAGTTCTTGATCTGTATTGACAGTATCAGACAAGCCTAGAATTTCAGCGGCAGCAAGTAAAGAAGGAATATCTACACTCTGATCATTTGTTATAACTCGTTCTATACATCTGTAGAGAACTTGATTATTAAAATGACCAAATGTTTCTACAGTTACAAGATCTGCAATACTTACATAAGCATCAATACCATATTGCAGAAGTCCTGCTAATACGGCACGTTCAGAACCTATATCTGTAAGTTTAGTATCCATTATTTACCTGTACACTTGCTACAACGATGATATTCGCCATAAACATATTTTGGATCTGTTTTGAATGATCTGCCACAAACAGAACACTCTACTTCTACCTTCTTATGATGCTCACGGGTTCTGGGAGTTCTGGCACCGTACTTGGTTTCAATATGCCTATCTTCTCCGTCGTCTTCCCATTGATTATACTTGCCTCTCACGGGTTCTTTTCTCCTGACATTAGAATTCTGCCTATTTACAAAAAAATCTTCTTTTACGCTGGCAGTTGGCGTTGAAGATTGTATTATTTCTTTAGTTTCTTCTTTAACTTCTGTTGGAATATTGGCTAGAGATGGGCTATCACCAAGTAAAGCTTTTAATAGAGCTTGCTTTTGATCATCGTTTAACATATTTATAAAGTCATTCATACTCATGATCGCTTCCCCTTTTCCATTAAAATATCTGCTTTGCGTTTAATTTCAAATACTTTGCCGTCAAGTGCAGTTAATCTAGATTCTGCTACTTCTCTCATATGTTCTAGAGAGTTAGCGTATGAATTGCTCTGTGACAAGATATATTTTTTAGACTCATGCTTTGTATATTGACCAAACTCGTCGCTATGTTTAACTATCATTTTTTCTAGTTCATTTTGACACCAATTTAAAGCAATCTTATTTTTATTGATCTCATCTTGTATATATGTAGCATATCCATATAATAAGTATGCAGAATCAAATAATTCAGCTTGAGTCAATTTATCTAATTGCTCAGAAGAATAATTTGCTACTAACAAATATTCTTCCTTAAAACCAGAAAACTTTAAATTGCCTACTTCAATATACGAGTTAATTGAATTAATAAACTCGCCCAATTTTTCACTGGCCTTTAATTCTTGTTCTCCACTCATCGTCGCTTTCTGAATATTTTAGGACTATTAGATCAATTCCGTTTAGTTCGCACCATTCTATTTTATCTTCATCTCTAGCTTTAGACTTTAAAAAATCTGCTTTACTCTTGTGAAAGAAGGGGCTATAGTCATAATGTTGTTCGCCATGAATTTCTATACCTAGTTTTAGGTTTGGTATATAAAAATCAAGATATAAAACAGATTTTCTATGCAGAGATGTACTTCCTGGCAACTTTACTTCTTCTAGAATACGATAACTATTAAAGATTTCTTTTAATAGATTTCTAGCACGTATGTGATATTTAGATCTTTTCCTTTGATCATTTTGAAAAACATCGTATCCGCTTAAATTCCATACGTATTCTTTGCCGTTTATACCCTTCACTTTCATCAGTACAACTCTTTAATCTTACTATAAATGAACGAAGATACTTCGGGATTACCATTAAGAAATTCAGAAACATTATTTACACCTTGGAATTTGAAGAATTTTTCTATACTTTCTGGCTGTTTTTCTACTTGATTACTTTCTAGCACCTTGGCTATAATTGGATTCTCTGGTTCATCTACGGCACATTGTATAGTATACCAAGCTCCAGCTGCTTTAATCAATCTAAATTCACAGGCAATTTGAACAATCTCTTGAACCTCATCAATACCAACTCCATATCTAATCCAACTTTCAGCAGTGCTATTAGGCTTACCACCGGCATTAGAAGTTTTAATAGCCCAGTTAGCTATTTGACCAACATGAACTCCAGTATCTTTTGGCACTTGCCACTTTCCGCGATGAGTTATAACCATATTGGTTCCAGCTTGATACTGTAACATGTTTCCACAATCTGCCATTTTTTGTGGTGCATATGGTGATCCACCAGTATTAGCAATATTATGAGTAATACAAATTAGAATTACTTTATTCTTCATCAGCGTACCACTAATACGCTTAAAGAACATAGAAAGTAATCTAGGCAGTGCATTACGAACACCAGTTCTAACTTCACCCTCTAGTTCACAAGATGGAACCATATTAGATAAAGAGTCCGTTATAATCAAGCATTCTGGATCGTTATTAATATAGTATTCAGTAATATTTAAGAAGTCTTCTGCTGTCAATACTCTATCATTTGTAGATTCTACCACTATAATCTTAGCTGGATCTAGATCCTTAATCTTATAATTTTGTTCTGATAATCTACCTTCTGTATTTATATAGATAATTTTCTTACCTTCTTTTTGACACTTAGCAGCAAAGTGCATAGCAGTAGTAGTTTTGCCGCTTTTTGGATCTCCTGTCATTACAACTACAGATCCTTCTCGTAATCCACCACCAAGAGCAATATCTAGTGCTGGTGATAAGCTAATTACTTTTAAACTATTGATATTCTCAAGTACTTCTGATCCGCTACGTACTACATCTCCATACTTGGAGATAATAGAATTACTGATTTCGTCAGTTGCAAATTTTGATGCTGTTGATTTTTTTACCTTACTCATAGATTCCTCAGTTGATTTAGACCGGTTCTTTTCTTAGTATACCCTTGAGACTTTCTTGTGTCAAGTTGAATTTTCTCCTCTTCGACATCCATATTTACTTCGACTTTTTTACTTGCTTCGTCTAGCATTTTTTGATGCTTGACAATAACTTTTTCAGCTTCTGGATTAATTTTATATCCTCTTCCATTTTGAATTCCGAGTACTAGCAATTTATCAAAATCTTTAGATTTAATTGCTGATAGTATAGCCTCTTCGCTATACTTCTTTTTTAATTGTAAAGCTGCACCGTGTTGCTTTTTCCAAATCCAATGATTCGGATCACCTTTGGTCCAAAACTTATAAGAAGGTTTACCTAAGTTAAGCTTTTCTGCTCTTCTTAGAATTATATATTCTGCAACATAAGCTTCAAATGTACAATATTCTCCAGTATGAATATGTTTATATTTATGAGTTTCTGACCATTCTGTTTGAAATTTTTTATTAAATAGTTCTGGTTTTTCTTTTTTATTTTCCATAATTATATATTATTGCTTGCTCAAAACATTTGTCAAGATTGTCTGATTCTGTTAAATATTCTACTAACTCTGGTATCATCCAAATTGTTTTTTTCATTTTTTCTGATTCTAATTTTCCAATTGTTATAGTTTTTTTAGTTTCTTTGCCTAAAGATCCCAATAAAGATTGGATAAGATACACAGCTTTTGTGTCTTTTGTATCCACTTCAACAAAATGTGACTTATATCTCATTTTTATAGTTACGACATTTATTTTATTAGATTCGCAAAATGGTTTTAGAAGTAACCACTCTTTATATTCTCTAAGATATACAATTGTATCGTTTGACAAATAAATTAAAAACCATACAGCGTTTCTATTTTGCTTGTATAGTTTATTCCATTCTTCTTTTGATGTGATAAATTTAGTCATTTTTTAATTTAGTAACACAATCTATGTTGTTTGTATTCTTTGGTCTTCTTAAAGAGTCTATCATTGTAGATGCATTTTCTGTCATTATTGTTGCCCCACGCTGTCTAACAAATTGCTCTTCTACAATTGTCATATTTTTAGGTTTTGAGATAGAAATGCTAGATAAATACTTCTCAATTTGATTCATAGTCCTGTCTAAGTCTTTCGCAATTTGTTCTATTTCTGTTCCAGATTTATGTTTTTCTTCAACATAAAACATTTCAGCAGTTCCTAGTGGCCCCTTTTTAGACATTAATAAAACTCCTTTGTGCTCTAGTCATATATAAAGAATTTTTACTTTCCAAATATTTTAAATAGTATGTAAATGTTTCTTTATTTACTGCTTTTAGCACAAGTGGTAAATTTGATTCTCTATGGCTATCAATCCCGTATGGATCGTAAGGCTTATTGTTGTGAACTAATACAAGAAATTTGTTTTGTGTAGATTTATTATCTATTTGTATAGATGACATTTGAGCAAAAATAACTTCATTATTTTCAGATATAAGTTTTCCAAGTTTATTATAACAAGATGTTATAACAACTTTTTTATCTACATTATCATTGCCAATATCTTGATTAATAAACTTCATTTTTCACCTGTCATTATGTACTTAGTTTTTTGATCATCGGTCATTTTATTTATTTCTTTCTTTGAAGCATTTCCAAATTGAGAAAACATAGATTTATCTTCGGGTTTATTGTTTTTTGATTCTAATTCTGATCTTTCATAATTACCCTTCTTAGACCAATTATAGTCAGCTAATCCTCCAATTGTTTTCGGGTCTTTCATGAACGATCCTAGCCCTCCATATATTACTCTACGGAGGGCTTTTTGACCGCAAGATGGACAATCCGTAAGTGAATCATCGTGAATGGATTGATATACATCAATCATTTTATGATCGCAATGATCACAAACATAATCATACCTTGGCATTATGACTCCAGTGCGTTTAAAACGGCCCCTAAAATTCCATTTCTTTGTATGTCATGATAATCTAACTTACAAATTCCTATACCATGAATACCAGTTAATTTTTCAATACAGAAATCTAAACCATGACCATGACGATATAAATCTGTTTGTTTTATATCTCCATTAATTATGACTTTAGAGTTTTCTCCCATTCTAGTAATAAACATTTTTATTTGCTCAAACGTGCAATTTTGTGCTTCATCTAATATCATATAGGCATTATGAAATGTTGAACCTCTCATTGTTTCAAGCGGTTCAAATCTAATACGCCTAGTATTATAATAGAGTCCAAACCTATCTCTTCCAAGAAAATATTTTAGATTTTCCTCCATAGGTTGTAAATATGGTTTAATTTTTTCATTTAATTCTCCGGGTAGTGAACCTATATCTTTACCAGTACACACTAGTGGTCTAGTAACTATTATAGATTCTATCTTATCTCGTTCTAAATGTTCAGATGCTACTCCAGCTACTATAAATGATTTACCAGTTCCAGACGGCCCCGTACAAAATGTAATATCATTTTCTACGATTGATCTTATATAAGTTTTTTGATTTTCAGTTTGGGCTATTAATACATTTTTTTTTGCTTGTTGCTTCTTAGACTTTCTTGGATTTTCACGTTTGTTATTATTTTCCTGTGCTGCCAAAGCCGTTTTCTCCTCGTTGCGAGGAACCCAACGTATCATGGACCTCCATAGTGACGCGAGGAACCTCTTGGAATATAATCTGAGCGATTCTATCCCCGGTATTTATACCAACATTTTCGTTAGAAGTGTTGTATAAGCATACCATTATTTCTCCTCTGTACCCGCTATCTATTACTCCAGCAAGAACGTCTATACCATGCTTAACAGAAAGCCCAGAACGGGGCCAAATTAAACCGGCTAGACCCTCTGGCATTTGTAATGCTATCCCAGTGCTGACAGTCTTACGTGTATGTGGTGGTATTATAAGATCAATTGTAGAGTATAAATCAAATCCTGCGTCATATTCATTAGCTTTTTTAGGCTTTTGTGCTTTGTCATTTAGTAATTGTACTTTTACGACATCATAATCAAAATAATCGTCTAATATCATAAATCAATATCTCCTTAAATTAAGTCGCATTTTCCGCCTGAACATGCCCATTCTTGTTCAGCTTTAACATTATTTTGTTCTTCAATAACGTTTGTGTAATCTACTTCTTTATACTCGCGGGTCATATCTAGCCAATCTTTCCAATTATAAACATCTTTCATGCAATATGTTAATGTTTTAAGATCTCCATTCATATATTTATCTGCAAATCTTTGACATCGTTCAAGATAAGCTTTCTTTTCTGTTCCTTTTATTTTTTGACCAAAGCCAAGTAAGCTATCACAAGCGGCCCATAAATTATCGTCATAAAGCTGTAGGCCAACTTCTATTAATCCACTTACAAATACAGCCGCATCACCATAATGTTGTATTTGCTCACTTGGTAAATAAACTGTTGTAAATGGTGCTTGTGCATAATCTTTATCACCAGCGATTGGAAGTAACGAAACGCCGCAGAAATACTTACGATTATTGTAAATAAAGTCTGTTACATCGTCCCATTCTTCTGGCTTAACATTAATTGTATTTGATACATTATGTACAAGCCAAGGTTGAGTACATAGATTCTTATTTGTTCCAGTTATAACCCAATTTTGTTGAGTACTTTTTACATATTTTAAGAGTTCTATAGCATCAACTTGGTTTTTAATTTTTGATCCATCTGGAACTTCTACGCAAAAAGCTACAACATCATCTGAATCATTATTAGACCAAACACTTTCTGCACAAGCTCTAGGATTTTGTTCCTTAAAGTATTGATATATAGGTTCCATCTTATTAGCTTGAACTCTACGTATATATCTCTTAGCGTGATGAGGGTGAATACCAGAAGATGTTCCAAGAATGCAACTCGATGTTCCTTCTGGTTTTACACAGGTAGTTCGTGCTGCTTGATTAATACCAATAAGTTTAGCAATCTTTGCGTTAGTATCTTTTACTATCTTAGCACCCTTCTTTTGTACTTCTGGATCTAAGCAAATTTCATGCTGCTCCATAACACCGG